GCTTTCTTTATGGAGAAGTTAGCCGATAGCGTCTTTAGTTTGCGATTTTTGATTTGTGAGGTTGTATGAGCGTCAAGAAGCATATCCTTTACTAAGTTATAGTAAGGATATAGCTTAGGATTATCTATATTCTCGGCCATAGCTAGCGCACTCTTCCATGTGAGCACATCGGCACGAGTACGTGCCATTGCCTTGGGAACAATGTTACGAGTAGGTTGGAGGGAGTTTCCCCCTTTCCTTCCTGAAGTGGAAGGGGCTTTTTTCTTATAGTTCTTATCGGGTTTCATTGCTTATATTTTCCTTTTACATTAACGCCTTTTTCTGTGAGTTGTAGTTTTTCAATAGCGAATCCGTCCGCTTCAAGTTGGATACGTATATGCCTATCCAAGGAGCGGGAGACACTACCATTTTGGGCGCGCTGGATATAGCACCCAGTAAGGGGGGATTCTTTCCATTCGCCTTGTTTGGAGAGAAAAAGAAACTCCACATGTTGAGCGGCACTTTCTCCGATAAAGAAGTCCCCTTGGGCTATAACGAGGTCATAATCTGTGTTGGTAAGTATATCTTTCATGTTAATGACTAATGACTAATCGTGGTTAAACTTTTTACGAGAGCCAAAGAGGAAAGGGGTAGTTTGACGCTCACTTTCCTCTGTACGAGGGAGGATAGGTAAGGAGGAAATATTGACTTCTCCCTTGGCAAGGCGTTTCAGGTACTCTATTGCCCTATCATATCGCTCTTTGGCGTGGTCATAGATAATATCTACATTGCACAAATCCACGATATACCACTTGGCTACCGAAAGACAAAGGCTTAGCACAAGGGCGTTTCTCTCGTCCCCACGCTTGGCAAAGATAGCCTCTACATCATACCTGGGACGTCCGTCGAGGTATTCCTTTTTGTCATTGGTATAGAAGTAGGACTTGACTTCCTGCTCAGCCGTGTCTAAGGCTTGCAGAACGATAGTGTCGTCCCCTTCGGTGATCTGCTCCACTTGGTAGGAGTAGATATTATTCTTTAAATCTTCTTTTCTAAGGAACATAGCTTATTCTATTGCCCGCGGGTGCTACCCGCTAATAATGGTTATTTACTCTTGCCCCGAAGGCGTATTGGTTACTACTTTGTCTGTTGCGCCCCACGAGCCACTTAAAGGCTCCATGGACGGCATCAGGGCCGTCGTCGTGGGCACCCGAACCCTTTTCAAAGGCTAAGAACTGGTCAATAAGCACCTGCATATCTGCGTCTTTCTGCTCGGTGTTGAACCATACATTCTTTCGCTCAAAGTAGCCCGAAAGGCTCTCTATACGGTCAAACTTGTCTGTCTTACTGCGTTTGTCGGCTACGATAGGAATATAGTAACCCCGCTTGTCGCCCTCATTATCAAAATCGCTCACAAACTCGTCCATTGCAAACAGCCCCTCAATCATATAGCGTACATTGTAGCGGTCTAAGTGGAAACGCTCATACTGGTCATAGAGCCATTTGGCACAATGGGCACGGCTTTTTTGCTGCATATAGCACAAGAGAATATGGAACTCCTTGCCTATATTTCCTACCAAAATCAGCGCTTTGTAGTCGGCATTTTCCTTATAGGACAAGTCGCCGTAAAAGCATAGATTATCATACTTGGAAAGCGGTAAAGCCTTTTTGTACTGTATATCCTCATACTTAAAAATAGCTCCATCCTCTATGTGGGTGTGCATATACTCACGCATGAAGGAGCGGTAAGGCATACTCTTAAACTTATTACGCCAGTACTCTGCTGATGTCTTTTCAGGCCATTCGGGAGTAAAATCTTGTAAGTTTTTTACTGCACAAACACTCAATATTTTGAAAGTTGTCTGTGGACTATCCTCATAACTACCCTCCTCTTTAGGGGTATTAATCACCTCATTAAAATAAATTTTAAGGCGATTTGTTATTGAGTTTTTGTGGAAGTTGTTATTGGCAAATACAAAACGTTCTGTAGCATTATCCTCGCTATCAAAGCACCCCCATACATCTTCGGTGATATAGTCCACACTCTCACGCATGATTCTATCATTATGGATAGACTTCTTGCTATCCACATCATCCACCACAATATAGTCGGGGCGTTCGGATTGTTCTCGTGCTCCTCGTGGGTTTTGCCCGAAACCTATGGACATAAAGCGTACTCCATCGGAGGTTACAAAAGAGCCATCAGACCAATCACCCACTGAAGCACGCTTTCCGTAATCATTCTGCAAGCGGTTATTATGCTCCAGCTGTGCCTGTATGCCCGAAAGGAGTTTCTTAGCCTTGGGCTCTGTTTCTCCTACCAAGAGCATAAATCGCAAATCATTCTTTGCAAAGTACAAGTACAACGGTATTCCCATATCTATATGTACAGACTTTCCTGCTGAACGATACATCTCAGAGAGTAAGCGTAGGCGTTTATTGCCTACTATCAGCTTAGCCAACTTAGCGTGAAACCATGCACATTTACACTTAGCATAGCTGGGAAAGTAGTACTCAAACCAGCGCACATAATCGGTCTCTAAGTTCTTAATACGAGCGGCTTTCTCTTTGGCTGATTCGTGTATGTTCACCGAAGTAGCCTTAGCTATTAGCAGGCAATGCTTATCGTAATCAGCTAAGAGTTTAGCATATATTTTATCCTTCTTGCTCATTTTTTACTTTTAGTTGTAAGAATTGTTTGTGGTATTTAGTACATTGAGTCGCAAACTCAGCGTCTTGTTGTGATATAAACATATCCAGCTCCTTCAGTACCTTATATACAGTTGTAGGGTCTGCCTGCGTTTCGCACCTATCTAAGGCGGCCATTAACTTACCTACATCAGAAGCCGAGAAAGTAGGCTCTTGCCCGTTCATTACCCTAATGGTCTCAGCTTGTAACTTCTGTTTGATAATAGTCGGCGAGGCGTGGAAGTTGAGGCGCTTGTCCTCCCAATCGTACTTCTTTACCCACTCACCAATAGTGGCTGGACGTACTCCGTAGAGATCTGCTACTTCTGCTTGGGTAACCTCAATATTTTCAATATAATACTGTTCTGCCTTGATACGAACAGCGTCTTTTGTTTTTGCCATAATATCATAAATAGAATGCAAAATTGAGAATTGAGGGACTGAAAAACAAAAGATAGTGCAAAGATGGCACAACATTGTGCCACAATAACACAATAGTGTGCCATGCTCGCACTACTTTTTGCAAGGGCAAAAAAGCCACCTTAATTTTGCGCCCAGTTAGCAGACAAACTCATAAAACGAAAAGAAAATGCCCAGATTTGTACTCAATGATGAAAAGGTAGCCAACTCCTATGGCTTTCACATACTATCGGCTGGCATCAGCTTAGAGCGATTCTTGGCCAACCCCGTAATGTTGGACGGACACAATCAGAATAACCATAGTGTCATCGGCTCTTGGCAGAACGTTGTCTTAGAGGAGGGGAAACTCTTTGCTGAACCTCTCTTTGATATGCAGGACGAAAACGCTAAAATGATAGCAGGTAAGGTGGAAAGAGGTGTCATCCGTGGGGCAAGTATGGGCATTGCTTTTCATAAAAAGGACTTAGCCTATGAGGGAGGGGCTGTTGTCCTTAAAAAATGTTCCCTCTTTGAGGCTTCTATAGTAGCCATACCGAGCAATGCCAATGCCTTACGCCTACAGATGGACGGAGTAGAGATATCCGAGGATCAGATCAAGGAACTTTGCTTGTCTTTTTCAAAAACAAACCCTATTAACACAATAGATATGAAGATACAACTTACACAATTGGCCTTGGTAGCTTTGGGCATGAATGCCAGCTGCAAGGAACTATCAGCCGAAGAGATTGAAACGGCTATACTGGCTCTATCCAAGGACAGAGACACACTCAAGGAAAAGCTCTCCCTATCCGAAGAGCAAGTAGCGGCTTATGTAGCCAAAGAAAAAGCCCAAAGGGAAGCCCTCACAGCGCAAATGCTTGACGAGGCTATCAAGAGTGGCAAAATCACAGCCGATAAGCGGCAGACCTTTGCCAATTTGGCTGCGCAGAACTTTGAATTGGCCAAGGCTACCCTGGAGGGGATTCCTGCTAAGAAGTCTTTCTCCTCAGGAGTTACTACCCCTACAGGCACTACAGGAGTGGCTACTATGGAGGACTTCCAAAAACTCTCCTTGGAGGAAAAATTAGCTTTCAAAAACGACAACCCTGAAGCTTACCAAAAACTCATCGCTTCTATTTAGTGAAGAGTGAAAAACTATAATTTAAACCCTATTTAAAAACGAATAAAACAGTATTACAATGGCAATGAATTTTCCAGAAATATGGGAGCGACGAGTACACCAAACACTCTCCCAAGGGGGTACAGCCGACTTTTTGGACGGCGTACAAGAATTGGACGGTGATGTAATGGAAATTGGCGAAAATAATGTAATCCATGTCCCCACTACCGAGTTCAAACCCGATGTGCTTATCAACAATAGTACCTATCCATTAGCCGTACAGAACTATGACGAAAACGAGGTTGCTATTCGTTTGGATAAGTACCAAACTAAGGCTGTCAAGGTTACCGATGACCAAACCATTGGGTCAAGCTATGACAAGATAGACGCAGTAACTCGTTCACAAACCAACGAAATCAGTGTACGCAAGTATGGTAAGTCTATACATGCACTTGCCCCTACACAGAACACAGCATCTACTCCTGTGCTCACCCTTGCAGGAACAGAATGTACCTACAATGACCTAGTAGCCCTCAAGGATAAATGTGACAAAGCAGGTTGGCCATTGGCAGGACGCCGCTTGGTGTTGTGCTTTGACCACTACAACGCCCTACTCAAGGATAGAGGGCGTTTCGGTGACCAGCTGATCAACTATCGCCAAGGGCAGGTCTCTCCTATGATTGCAGGCTTTGAAATCAAAACCTACGAACAGCACCCCTACTATAGCAGTGCAGGTCAGAAAATCGCCTTTGACCAGGTACCTACCAGCAGTGACAAACCCGCTTCTGTAGCTTTTGTTGTGTCAGCAGTGAGAAAGAAAATAGGGCTTACCAAACAG